ATTGTCCGCTTGGGCTAATTCATTATCTTTTAATTCCGTTGGCCGAAGCAATGAATCATAACCCCCCCTCCAGTTGTCATATTCGACATTTATCTCTTTTCGTTTCTTGAACTTTGGTGGTTTGGTAGAAAATTGAGGCATTTTATTCCCCCATCACAAATTTTTGGTTGGTTGGAGTTCTGTTCACGCCCCCTTTGGGTTGAACCATCTGTCTGCCAACCATGTTCTGTAACCGTCTTTGTGCATCAGCCTCTATTTGTGGGAATCTGTCGTCACTTCTGGACTGTAAAACATAAGAAATAACCTTTTGCTTAACATACTCTGGGTCGGGAAGTTCACATATATCTGTAAGCGTGGCCATACCTGATGGATAACGTTGATATTGTAGTGAGAGCGTAGCATTGGCGGTTAATCCATTAAAGACTAAGGTATGCCCCTCCATATCATTTCCCAAGAGATAACAAAAATCATTATTGCTGTTTGTGTTTTCTCCGATCTCTTCCAGTCGCACTTGTGGAAATGCCTTATATGTTCCGCTACTATTCATTTCTATTGGGCTACTAGATAGTTCCCTAAAGTTAGAGGGTAAACTAATAGACATCAAGCTAGAAGTTGAGGGGTAATATATCGTTTCGAACTCTTTAAATCGATAAATGGAGGCGGCATCTTTTACTGCTTGGTCTGCAAAGTTCACTCGTGTCGCCAACTCCTCTCCTGTTGGAAGAGCGTATTCCAAATCTAAAAATGAATTTACAGAATATAGAATGTCTTGAAGTGTAGCCATACCTTAGTTTAGATATGGATGGTGGGGGTTATCAACTTCTCTTTTTCCTTCTTGACTGACTTGCCTTAATTGCTCTTCCTTGCCTTAAGGCCTTAGCCTTGGCGCCACGCCCTCTGTATATCTTTCCGTGGTTTCCCCAACGATAACCACCTTTAGTGCGTTTTACGGGCATTTTTCGCCTCCTTTGGTTTCAATCCGTCTATTTCCTTGGCTAATTTGTTTATTAAAGGTGTAACCGTTTGGTTGCTTTCTTGTAAGCTCATGCCCCATTTACCTGTATATAAAAGGTTGCTTATGTTTTGCAATTCTTGTTTTGTAAGCATAGTTTATTTAACTGTTAATGCCGTTGTTGCTTCATCTATCTTCTCTTGGATTTTGGCTATCTCTGCGTCAAGACTAGCTTTTTGTTCCTCAATCCTGACAATCTTTTCCTCTCGTTGGTTGATAGTGAACTTTTCCTCTGTAGGAACATCGTAAGTTCTGACTATCACCCTATCTTTGGTGTCTTTGTCCTCTTGAGACTCATAGACATATTTTTCGTTTTTGTCTGTCATATTTTCCCTTTATTTTATATTTTTTTAATTAATAACTTATTTTATCATAAGCACTAGTTCCGATACGACATGAAACCTTGGTATAAACTAATTGTATTGCCCGCCTTGGCGTTATTCCACTGAGCGGTAATTGTAACGTCCATATTGGCCGTAGTATCTATTGTCCCAATCGCAATAGTTTCGGTTGCATAGTCACCAACTACTAAATCCATGTGCATTGCTCTACTCCCAGAGACCCCTAATGTCCTTTGCGTGGCATTAGCTTCTAAATGCCAATGGTCATCATTTAACTGCTTGGCTTCACTTACCAAGGTCATTTTGACATCTCCTCCTACTCTTACCCTTACGGTAACAGTATCAGAAGCACTGGCACTTGAAACAATACCATCTGCTAAAAATCTGAACACATTTCCTACTTCTAAACTATTAGCCGCCATTTCACCAGTCCAAAGTGTGGTTTCTACGGTTGTATTCGTTACCGTAACCGTTTCTAAGGCTACATCAGAAGTTCTATCTATCGCTTTTTGTTTGCCGTTGTTAGTTATGTAGAATTTATTATCGTAAAACTCAAGTGTGCCTGTTTCGGGTGAGCCTAGTAGGGCTTCTGATGCAAGATTAAGTTTACCTGCAAGATAAAGCATATCTCCACTTGGTGTAATAGTTAAATCCCCATTAGTATCTGTTACCAAAGTAGTATTGTCTGTAGCATCAAAACTTATCTTTAATCCTGTAGAACCAAAGACTTCCAGTTTAGTATCTGGGTCTGTAACGCCGATGCCGACGTTGCCGTCATGGGTGATGCGCATTCGTTCTGTAAGATTCGTGAAATTGGGATTTGTAAAGAAGGCCAGCGTTCCTTGCGGATAATTCAGCGTACCGTAATTCGTTACGCGGATTTCCGCAATGGTTTTATCTGTGCCAGCAGTACTATCGTTCGATTCCCATTCTATGCCACCGGTAACTTCACCACCCGCCCACGGAGACACGCTGTGGAAATCTCGCAAACGCAGATAAACGGGCGTGTCTGCGATAGTCAGAGTGCGTTCAATCCCTGTCTGACCAACGCTAAAGGAACCCGTTACTGATGCGTCTCCCGCTACGCTGAACTTATTAGGTGCATTGTTGTAGTAGCCGACACCGACGTTACCCACTCCATTGGGAATGAGATTTACATTCCCAGTCCCGCCAGCCTGCCCCGACCCGATTGATACATTGTTATTCCGTCCCTCTCCATAGTTGATGAAAAACCCTGCATTGTAGCTGTCAATATCTACATCTGTGCCCGTCGTCCGAAACTGCATGTATTTTGTTGCATCGCCATCTTTTGCCACTCGGAAACTGCCAATTACGTGTAGTTTCTGTTGTGGCCCCGTCGTGCCAATCCCCACATTGCCCCCATCATCTACAAATATGCCATTGCCCCCATCATCATAGAGGGCTAGTCCATCTACGTCTCTTGCCCTAATTTCATCTATTCCTATGTATTTACCATCGGGGAAGACAACACTCTCATAGTTTGTGGCGTCTAATTTAAGATAGCGGGTATCTAATGCGGCCGTGTCTAGTTGAACTTCGCCATCCGCATTTGTTTTTAGTCTAACCAGACTTCCTGTGTCTGAGTCATATCCAAGCAACTCAACCGCAAGAATATTAAAGTCTTCGTCAAACGAATTGACTAATACATTTTGGGGGCTTCTTTTGGTTTGTGAAGGGTTTTGGTTTATCATAATGCCACCTTGAGTTTCCCATCAGAAGTAACCGCAATACGCTGTAAGTTTGTTCCATCATAACCAATCATCTCAACTGCCAATATATTAAAATCCTCATCAAATGACCTGACTAACACATTCTGTTCTGACCTTTTAGTCTGAGTTTTATCCTTGGTTATTGCCATATCGTCCTACATTAAATTTTATTTTGTCGCATTCCATCAGAAACTTGACATAAGAAGCCAACATTTCTATCTTAACCAGGGGGCGTTCGTTTTTATCTAACCCTATTGTTTTCTCCATCTTTTTAAAGGCATCCTTAACGGAATCTACGTTGTTGGGCAATTCACCCTTTTTAATCCTGTCGTCGACAAATTCTTCTATTAAAGATAATTCTGGTGCAAATCCGCCATTTGGATCATCCCATGTTTCCCCTAGTTGGAAATGTTCAGCCGTAAAAGGCTTACCGTGTTCTTTTTCGTAATCAGTATAAGGCACCTCAACCCTTGTCTCCGATACCGTGGTTTTGTTATTAGCCTCGGTTACGGGTTCTTTAGCTGGTTTCTGTTTTTCTCTAAAGCTTGTTTTTTCCGCCATAGTTTTCATAGATATCACTTCTAATGTCTTTTGTATTTTCGATTCGCCCCCGCCTTACTTCTCTTAAGAGGGCCTCTCTGGCCGACCTAACTCTTCTGCTTTCATTGGCAATCTTGGTGCCCGTTTGCTCAATTACGCGCCTAATCTTCGGATCTCTTGTTGCCCGATATTCACTTCTTAATTGTTGTAAATCTTTTTGTCTTGTGTCCATAATTTTGTTTTATGGTGAGTTTTATGGTGGGGTTAAGGATTCCCCCACCACGTCCTAACTAAGGTTTACCCTAAGATGCGGTAAACCTTGCACTAAGCGCCCAATCGCTGTTTAGTAATTGACAAGCGTAAGAACCTGCCCATGCAACCGTACTGATTCTGCCAGCTGGTGAATTTGAATCCATCAGATTTGGAAGAATGTAAAGTTTAGGCTTGTCCTGTGCAAGGTCATAAACGCCAAAGGCATTATCACCATGTACATAGGTATAGAATCTAGTCACTGCTGAAGCAGCGGTAGACACAGCTTCGATTCCGGACGATAAGTCCTTGTTCAAAAGCCACCTTACCTGATATAACTCTCCCATTTCACCTCTGTACAATTTCTTGACATCGGAATAATATTTTGAGTTTAACCAAGCGGTATCACCTAAAAGCTTGTATTTACTATAAGGATCGGTTTTACCAATGAACATACCGTCTTTGTATGCCATAGCGTTGTTAAGCTCAAGTTGTCGTACCATCATCCTAATGTTGCAAGAATCCAAAACGTCGCCAGCGGCGATGCTTGTGATGTCATGTCCATTTGGATAATAAGCGGTACCGTTTTCAAGCTCAGCTCTCACTAAGCGGTTCAAAGTTTCACCCATGTTCTGACCAACCAATTCAACCTTTTCTTTCATACCAGAGTCAATTGAGACTAAGGAGTTCAGTTTAGAATGAACGGTGGTCATACCATATTCACTAAGAGTCATGGCAACGGTGCAAGCTGTGATAGCACAGGTTACAGGGTTACTAGCTTCTCCTAATGGTGTAGTGACGATGCCCAATGGTGTATAGCGTGTAAAGTTTACGGTTCTACCTTCATTAACAGGGTGAGTTCTCACCTGTCCGCCCTCTTTCAAAACCAAAGCGTACTCTGATCTTGCCAAAAAGACTTTCTCGTAATAGGTTTTAACCTCTGGAGAAAGCTGTGAGGTCGTATTAACGTTAGTAGCACCGGATATTCCACTTCCGACTACTGCCATATAGTTTTCCTTTTAAATTTAATGCTAAGTTAAGGTTAAGTCTGTATAATCCCTAGTTCCTTTTCTAGTTCTTCTATAGACTTCTCCTCTAATGGTTTTTCTTTGCCTCTAACCGAAGTAGGTTTAGTAGCGGCTTGTGAAGCCTGTTTAGCTAATTCCTCACTTGCCTTTCCTACTTCTTTAACTACCGCCCTTTTATAAGGTTTCATAAGCCGGTCAACGAAGCCCTTGACATCGGCCTTGTAGGGGTTTGATCTAACTCTTGCCTCTACCGCTTCGGTAATTGATTGAGAAAGACTTTTGTCGAAAGTAGCACTTTCTGGATCAAGTTCGGGATATTTCCTAATAACATCCTGCGTGTCTGCCTTAATCTTAAGACCGACTGATTGCTGTTGAAGGCGTAAATTTACTATCGTTTCAGCACGTTTAGCAACATCGTTACTATACTGCTCCGGGGTCACTTCTGCCCCTGGCTGAATTTGAGGTGTATATGGTTTAATATCAGGCGAACCGCCTGTAAGTTCCTCAATCCGTTCAGATAGTGATTGTACTTTCTCTTCAGCTTCAGCGGCTTTTGATTCAGCCTCTTTCGCACGAGCATTAAGTTCTCTCACTCGATTAGAAAAGCCCTTTTTGGTCTTCTCACCTGTTTCAGCTTCAGGTTTAACCTCCTCCGTCGATTCGGTTTCCTTAACTTCCTCAGTAGCTTCCGATACTGGCGTGGTATCAGCGACAACTTCCTCGTTTTCGTTTAACGCCGTCTTTGGATTTTCATCCATGGTTTCCTTTAAAATGTTAATACGTACCTGTAAGGTAATACGAGACTACCCAAGCAAAAAGCTTGATAATAGGTTCATCAAACCCGTTATTAAACTCTTTTCTTTAAGATCGGCCGACCTTCTTTATCTTCGCCGACCATGATTTTATCCGTGCCGATAAAGACCGCATGTTGGAGTTCACAGCTTTTACACACCAAGTAAAAACCTTGTTGCCTCCATTCGTGATGGCCTTTAGGAATAAACTTATAAACCTCTTTGTTTTCTTCTTCAAATGGTTCATTTGTTTCTTTCGCTTTCACAAGCCTCCCTTGCGTCTTCTACTTTGTTAAAGAGCTTTTTAATAATATCTTTGGTAAAGCTTATAACTAGCGTATTTCTACCTATGTCTTCAAATGTTGCCCCGGCACTTATGGCTTGGTTGTTGATATCGTCCAGATCGGCGACCACCCTGTCACACAACTCAATTAACTGTTTCCATCCTTTGGACTTTGACATAGCATAATAAGCTGTTTCTTCCGCCGTTACGCCCTTTACTTTTGCCTCCTCGTTTGTTTCCAAAGAGGGTATGTTAAAGAACTTTGGTTTAGTGGCCTCAGGCATTTTGCCCTCCCATTGGTGTCCCTTGTGGTGTCCCTTGTGGTACTCCTTGTGGTACCCCCTGAGGTGGTACCCCTTGTGGTGGCATTTGTTGTTGAGGATTACTCATTTGCTCCACGGCTTGTACAAATTGTTGTTGCGCCTCACCCAAAACCCTCTCGGCAGTATCTTCTGGCTTCTCTTCTTCTACTATCTTATTCCAGTCTTGTAGTCCCGAATTGGCAATAGATCGTTTAAACAATTCGCCCACAGATATCTTAATATTGCCGATATTAACAAAACCTGTTTGTAGTGCTTGTTGCATCATGGTTTGATTCCCCATAACCATACCAATTAACCCATTGACGTTTTGCTGTTGTTTCTCTTGATCAACCAAGTAGGTTGAGCCACTAACTATTTCGTAATCATACTTTATATTTCCTATCTTGCCATTAGAAATAGTCAACTTCCCCGTCTTCTCATCGTACATCTCGTCAACCTCGGGATAATCTTTTGCCAAATCTTCAATCTCTTCCTTAAACATCCGCACCACCACACTGCCATTGTTCTTTTTAGCCATTAAGTTAACCATCTTTTTGATTACCTTTTTAACAAATGACTCCATGTAATATCTATCTGCGTTATCTCTTGTGTTCTCTCTCGCCCCTTGCATTTTCAAGGCCTCAGGTGTCTTACCATAGCCCGCTTCTGTTTGTTTAGTTACAGCCGTGTCGGTTGTTCCAAACATATTAAGCAATGAGGCGTTGGCTATTTGATAAGTATTGTTAAAGGTGGAGATACCTTGTGGATTTAAGTTAATAGGCTGAATGGCGTTGTTAATCTGATTACGGATCAACCACTTGGCACCCGCACCCCATTTAATCGAACTCATAGAGGCAATATTATCTTTGTTTATCAACAAAGGTGGTCTGAAGCTAGTCTTAACCCCGTCTAGATACATATTCCATAGGGCGTTAACAACATGTTGCATTGTTCCGCCTCTTTCTGCATCTCCCATGCCCATAAAGTCATCTAATAGTGGGATGGAGTATTTGCCCACCACGGGTAATTCACCGTTGTCGTGTGGGTTGTCAATTTCCCTAAAGTCCATATCGGCGTCAACACAATAATCTGTCCACTTATCCTTTTCATACATTGTCAAAACTTCGTAGTATCCCATACCCGCGGTACTCTCCGCTTGTGGATATTCCTTGTCGCTTCGTTGTGACTTATCAGCCGAATCTTTTAATGGATTGGATTTCTTTTCAAGCTTGGTAATTATTTTACTAATATTGGTGAACTCTTTGTTTTTTCGCTTGCTTTCAAAGAATGATAGTGGTTGCCAACTTCTAACAATTACAAAGTCGCTATCTTCGATAGATATCGCACCTACTTGGGGGAAAACATCTCTAACATTTAACATCCACATATCAGGACCAACATAACCATTTTGGTTAATCGTCCAGTCGACCAAAGCAAAGAAGCTACCGTACAGGTTGGAATAAATATCAGTCATCCTAAACTTTGTCAGTAAATCAAACTGAGCATTAGCATTTCTCATTATGTACTTTTCCAGTATCAAATTCATTAATCGTGATGCACCCTCATCATTCTTGCTTATGGCCTTAATCTTGCCAGTTGGGTTCTGTGCCATTACCCTATAAGCACGTTCTAGTAATAAGGTAGACAGTTTGGGATCAAAAACGTGTGATCTTGAGTCTGATGTTGGTGATAAAGAATTATGAAATAGTCTTTCGTAGTTGTCCCAATTAGTCCGCTTGTTCTTCAGATAATCAAATGAAGCTTGTTTTCTCTCTAATATTATGTTGCTCATAAAAAAAGCCCCCAACTGGGAGCTGTACGCACACTAAGGTGCCATCGCTAATATATACTTTTAGCACTTAAGTGGGTGGTTTGTCAACTTTATACCTCCTTCTCTTGGCAATTACCACGTCTAGTGTCCCCATATCAACCGTTCCGTTTCTTATCACACAAGTATAAGTTATCTGTCCATATTTAATGTCAGCCACTTGTTTTTCTATAAGAAGATGTAGCGACAGGTTTGGCATTTCTTGTGGTAACATTTTCATAGATAACATAGTCTATCAAATTAGACCGATTCACCTTTACAACAAAATTTAAAATTCCATTGTGAATCCGTGCTATGTCAGCCTCAATGTCTAGGTGTGCCTGTAGGTTGTTTGGATTAAGTCGGTATGTCAAATATAAAGCCCTCCTAAGTCTTCCACCGGCAGGTCTTCGTCGTTGTTTTGTGGTTTTAGGTCTGTTAGTCCGTACCTAATGCTGTCCATGCTGTTAGACCATTCGTGTATTGTGTCATCGGGATCATTCAGTGTATTGCCGTTTTTGTCAACCTTAAACATATAATTCCTATAAGCTTTAATTGTCTTAACACTTCGCTTGGTAATACTTATCCGTTGATCTTGAACATATTGTATGCCCTGATAGACACTACCTTGTCCTTTGGTGGCACCGAGGATATTAACTCCGTAACTTCTAATCTCGTCTATACTTTTGGGTTCGGCACTGTCAGCTATCACCAAAGCTGGTCTTCTGTTATTAAATATGTCGGCAATAGATTTATTACTTAATCCCTTTTGATAGGCAACTTCATCTAAAATAAAACCTCCGTTGTATCTGTAAATAGCAATAATAACCGTGGGGTCATTACTGTAGCCAAAGTCTAATCCGTATCGTTCTAGTCGTGCTTCGTGTGGTATCTCGTCTATAATCTTCCAGTCTTTGTAGATCTTACCCTCAAGTTCTCCCAGTTGGCCCAAACCGTATACCAACCACCAGTTCTTATTGTCTTTATGGCTTTCGATGGCGTCAATTATTCTCTTGTCTAGCACTTCAATACAATCCTGATAAGTGAGGGTTATGAAGTCATGGTCTACCTTGTCCTTAATCTTCTGGTAATACCAAAACTCCATACTTGGATTCCAGTCTAACCAAATCACCTCCTTGGTTCTTACTTCCAACATATCGTACAAGTTGTAGCTAATGTTGTTGGCTTCGTTGATAAACAACACATCTCTTCTTGGTCCGTGTGCCTTGCCTAACTTATCTATAGAAATAAACTTTAAAACCGTATTTGTTTCAAACGTGTAGGCATGTTTGGTTGAGTTCCACCGCTCATCCTGCCAATATCTCCTGTCAAACATTATCGCCTTAAAGTCTTTAATTGCCCCGTCTTCTAGGTGGGGATAGCTTTCAGACATTACGTCGACCTTTTTATTGTGGTTGGTTTGGCAATAGTCAATTAACCATATAAGGATTGAGATTGTCTTGCTGGCCGAAGTACCACCACACACCGCCCGTATTCGCTTTCTTAGTGCAAAGATTTTCTGAGTTGCTTTAGTGTCTCTAAATTTAAATTGCTTTACCGCCATATATCGGTGAAGGTAACTCTTTATTTTTGGTTGTTATATCTTGCCTCTCCTTCATCCCATGGTTGTTCTGTAGCAAAAGCTTAACAATTGTAGAATTAACTTCCTTGCCTCCATATATACCATCATTGACTAATTGTCGCTTTTGATATATCTTGATTTTCCTAAAAGCGTTGCGAAATTTCTTGTGTTTTTTTGCCCATCTATAAATTGCCTGTTTAGAAACTCCCAACTCTATGGCAAAACCCTCAACCATTGGCAAACTCATGTTTTGTCCGCCCGTCGTCTTTAAATAATCGTCTACCCTTTTACAATATTCTTCTTTGTACTTTGAGGGGCGTCCAACCTTATTGCTCATACCCTATTTTAACACGGGCGTTGGACATGGCTGTAATTCTAGTGGTATATCAGAATAACTTTGTGGCCAGTAAGGATTACATTTGGGTAGTTTGTTTTGTTGTTGTGTCTGCCAATAAAATATTCCTATCAATATTAGACTAGCAATAATAACCAACAGGTACTTGTTTTTCATTTTTCTCCTATTAAATTTTTAATATAATCATCATCTATCTCCCATCTACCATACCCTCCCCATATCTTATCCTGTAGCTTTTTAGCCGGTATTTCGCCACTACTACATCTTTTGCGGACTGTCTTCTCTGTTTGACGGATTAATTTTGCAAAGTTGTGTATATTCATGCTATTGGGAAGGCTATGGAGACACCAAAATGAATAACATTGTCAGCTACGTGTAAGTTGCAACCCAAACATCCCCCCTTATAGACAGATGTTTCCTGTGGGACAAATAAACACTCAGCCCCAACACCTATCTTGTTGCTCCTTGCTATCTTTATATGAGGTCTAAGATATATAAGACTTAAAAATTCAAATATGTTCATTTCTTGTTTTTATGACAATTCCTTTATAACTTGTTTTAAATAACCTTTATTAAGCTTCCTTATTATACGTCTTCTTTTCTGTAAATCATCATACCACGCTTGACCCATGGCTTCCTTGATAGCAATAACGATAGACGGATCGCCAGACAGGTGGTGCCTACAATGACATCTTCTACACAACGGAACAAGGTTCTTCAGATCATAGCGAAGATTATTGCTTTGACCTTTGTAAATAAAATGGTGCATCTCTGATGTTTGACCGCCGCATACTAAACATTTAGGAAACATGGGTACATATTTCAACTGAAGCAGTCGATCTGCTTTATTTCGTAGATATT